CATTGTTCCGGCGTGTTGGCGATGAACCCCGTTTCACCATGCCGAATGGACTGTGTGAAATGAGGCAAGGGACTAGCAACGGTCGGCACCTTCATGGCGGAATACTCCAACCATCGCAGATTGCTTTTACCTCGGTTGAAGTTATTGTCAACCAATGGGGCCACCCCGATGTCAAACCCCTGTCTCACAACCCATTGAGGATACTTAGTCACAGGCTTAAACGCCTTATATAGCTTTATCTTTTTGTGGTTTTTGAAGAAGTCGGGAATCCCATGCAGAATCTTGAAAGTCACGTTTTTATGCTTTTCAAGGACACGGAACATCGGCTCTTTGATTAACGCCAAATCTTCTTCGTGGGTTCCACCACCAACCCATCCGATAGTAACCCCCTGGCGCGCTGGGGGGTTTCCTTTACGCCAGAGGGGTAAATCAATGACGTTCTCGGCAACACGAATGTTGCTGTTGAACGGTTCGTAAAGTTCTTTCAGATAAGGAGTCGAACAGATAATTCCGTCAGCCGCTTTCATCTGTTCAAGGCCAACGCGGGATAGTTCCCCGCCCGGCTTGTAGTATTTGTGGGCCTGATTCTTCGCCGGGATGGAAAACAGGTAATCGTCAATTTCCATGAAGAAAGGCTTTTGGTGTTGGGCCTTCATGTATTTGAACAAGCGCAAGGACTCGAACGAATGAAGACACATCCACACAACAACGTCCGCCCACGCGCACCCACGGTCAATGTCTCGAATAATGGATTGTCCCAACTCACCACTCGTAATTTGCGCTTCCCACGGATGGAGCGTGTATTGATCCGGCTTGAACCACCAAATCAACGGCGCAATCTCCTTTGACTTCTTCAAGGCTAAATAGGGTTGCCAAGCGCGGTAGAACACAACCCCGCTGACATTCGTTGGAACAAAAAAGACCTTTAAGCGAGACATAGTTCTTTCAGCTCCAAGATTTTCTTCTCATCCCTGATCTTAGGAATAACCCGATACTGGGCCATCGTCTTATTCAGATAACCGAACTTAAACCCGGCTTTATAGCAATCAACTTGAAACTTCCAATCGTCAATCGCATGAGCCGAATAGTCCCCTTCCGTGTATTTCACTTTATCAAACACACTCTTTCGGAAGGCCATCGTGGAATGGACGATATAGGTTGCCTTGTCTTTCTTCACCGTATCGTATTGAAACGGTCGCGTCGGGAGAGTCCCAAGCACGTTACCAAGAGAATCAATGGCTTGCGCCCGCGTCGTTAGAATATCGATTTCTTTATTTTCTTTGAAGTATTTGACCGTCTCGGTCGCCCTGCCTGGGTTTGAAATATCGTCCGCATCGGAGATTAGGATGATATCGGACTTGGCATTGGCAATCCCCGTATTCCTGGCGGCGGATCGGCCCATATTCTTTTCGTGCTTGTAAAGAACAATGCGCTTGTCCTTTTCCATGAAATACTCGATGATATCCAACGTCCGATCATTTGAACCGTCGTCCACCAGGACGATCTCGATATCCTTTAGCTTCTGTCGGACAATGGAATCAATCGTCTCTGCGATATAGGCCGAACCGTTCATTACAGGAATAACGAAGGACGCTTTCATCGGACGACCTCCAAGGTGGGAGCATATCGTTTTTTAATTTCCTTGGAAAAAATACCAGGGTCCGACATTTCCATGTAGTATTTCTTCGCGTCGGCGTTAATTTCCGTAACCTTTTTCAAAGATAGAACCTTCTCAATAACCGCCTCTTTGAATTTCGTAACGTCCGACGTATCAACAAACCCGGCGTGTGGCTCTTGGATATTTGAGATAACGTATCGACCGTTCATCAGCATCTTTTGGGATTGCTGTAGAAGGCGCGGGTAGGAAGTGAACTGCATACCAACCGTGTAGAGTTTGATGTCATAGGGCTTTTCCGGCTCCACGATGGTAAAGTCAATGTCTGGCATTGATTTTACAACAGCGTGTAGGTGTCCCTTGAACGCTTCGTCGGACACGGCAAGGACTCTAAACTTATCCGGCAAGGTTTCTTGGGCAACGCCGCCCTCTCTCGGGAAAGGCATGATTTCCGCGTTTATGCCCATGTCGGCCAAGATTTTCCGAGTTCGTTCACCATCACAAAAATGGTGATTGATTGTTTGATTGATCTTGGCCACCAACTGCTTAACCTCAAAATAGGGGGCGTTGTAGAACATCTCCGAATCCAACCCCATCCAGTAGACCATTTTAACCGTATCTTCTTTGAGTGAGGAAAATAGACCACCTGCGTCTCGGATTTCCCACGGATGGAAGCCAACCATCAGAACGGCTTTGTAATCGTTGATCCGCCAGAACGGATTGACAAAGTAGTCCGCATCTAGGATTTTGGCAAAGTGGATAGCTTCTCTCTTGTAGAGTCCGCCGTAAACCAGGATGTCCTTCTTTGCGTCACCATGCTTTTCGCGGACCTTTTCAATCCGTTGCCGCGTGGTTTCGACGTTCCCAGAAATGCTTTCTTTGTCGGGAAGTTCCGTCGCCCATCCAAATCCGGGGATAAACCGCCCCTTACTCCCGTTCTCAACAACTCTACGCCAGTAATCCCAGTCCTGTAACCCTTCAAGGCTTTCATCCCAACCAGGAAACTTATCGCGTCGAAGAGGGAACATGGAGGAAATATAGTTGTATCGCGCCAGAACCCAGGGGTCAAACAGTTCCGATTCATAACCGGGAACTTCCGGCTGGACAAACCGATACCCCGAATAGACGAAATCGCAATCCGGGTTGTCGTCAAAAGTCCTAATCCACATCGCCGTCATTTCGGGTTCGGCGTAGCAGTCCGCGTCCCAAAAGGAAACCACGTCCCCTTTAGTCAGAGGGAACCCGGCATTTCGCGCCTTCGGAGCCCCACCGTGTTCAATAACGATGTGGCTAAATCTCTTGTCTTCCAACTCAACCAACTTGACGACGGATTCTAGTTCTTCGTTGGGACCGTCAAAGACGCAAACAACTTCAATGTCTTTGTGGGACTGCCCCTGCAACGACTTGAGACACTTTTTAAACTGCTCCGGTTTCTTCTTGTAAACAGGCACGACGAAACTAACCTTCATTGGATTCCCCCAGTCTTTGACCTACAACTTCGACTTCGTAGTATTTATAATCATCTACATCCGAAATTCTTGGCTGTGAAACCTCAACACCTATGTTTCTAAGAGCCAATAAAGTTTCGCTTAGGGATTCATTTAAAGAAGCCATATCTTTTGCTTTTCTTCCGAAAAGGACTCCCTTGCCCCTAAAAGCACCGCTTTTGTCAAAAAGCTGTTTTTTGTAAAGAGACTCAACAAGAGTCATACTTTCACTCCGAGGCACTTTTCAAATTCCTCCTTGTGCTTCTCAAAAACGGGTGGTATTAAATCATTGGTTTCTGTGAACTCGAACTTTCCGAACAGTTGGCTTGTGGATTCCAAAGTGACTCTCGGGTGGGCCAGCGCCATTTCACGCAGAGCTTCCGGGTCCGATTTCGGATAAAGAGTATCCAGGCACTTAATCATCTTGTCCAGTCTGCGGGAAAAGTCCTTTAACTCGCAGTAGTGGTTTACGTTAATGCCAGAATCCAAGACACGAAAAGGATAGCCGCCAAAACGATCTCCGTGGTGGACATAAGATTCCCCCGTAATATGTCTGTGGTAAAAGTCCTCGTTTTGCGATCCGTATCCGCCATAGTAGTGGAGCCCAAGCGTTTTTTTATGAATGTTTTTCCATCGTGTCGTTCTGCCCTGGGTGATCTTGGTTTTAAAATCTCTGGCATAGGAACTCACATTCGTAAACAGGGCGATGCTGTTGGGAATGTCTTTAATCTTTTCCGGGTTCGTTACAATCATGTCCGGGTGAAGGAACCATATAGCATCCCCAGTAGATTCCTTGATACAGTCGTTAAAACTATCGTTGTAAGCCTTCATGTCTTTAACGTCAAAATCGTATTCCGGCTTACGTAAAATCTTTAGCTTGTCCCCGGCGTGAGTCGTTTTGATGTAGTCAAGAATCTCGTCTGTCCCGTCATCACTTTTGGCACAGGCATAAACAAACTCATGGACATAAGGAAGAACCGCCATGATTGAGTATCCAATGAACTGCGCCTCGTTCTTGACGGGACCAATAACAGAGATTTTCACTTCACGGCCTCCATGTTTAGACTTATTGGAATTTGAAACCAGTTGTCTTTGTGAACAGAGGCATCTTCTACCCCAAAAGGAAACTTCTGCACTCGTTTAATTCCTTTAAATCCAACGCTGTCCAAAAGTCCGGCTAAAGTTGCGAATGTGAAGTTGATGTAGTGGTAATTCAACGGAGCTTTTTGGTCTCCCCAAATCAAGTATTGAAGCCACGCTGTCAAACCTGTTTTTAGATAAATCTTCACGTTCGCGTCGAAGTCAGGGACAGAGACAAACAACTTACCGCCAGGTTTCATCACGCGATGCCATTCCGCCAAAACATCCTTCGTCTTGTGGATTGGAAAATGCTCTAGGGCATTTGAGCAATAAATCTGATCTACGGTCCCATCCCCTGTCCAAGACAAATCGGAGATATCGGAAACAATATCCGTGTCGTCTACGTCTCGTAGATCAACCGTTATAAAGCCGGGGATTCGTCCACTTAAAAACCCCTCCCCGGCTCCACCTAAGTTCAAACAAAGAGGCCCGTCCGTCGGCAACGGTTTCTTAACCTTTTCCGATGTCAGGACGGGAGAAGTCATTTCAGCACCGGGGTTTCTTGGGTTTCTTTTTCACTGATAATCTCCTTGATCCGTTTAAGGTCTTGCTTAGTCAGGTATTGGTGACAGGGGACATAAAGACCACAATCCCCCATCTTTTCGGAAACCGGGAAGGCTCCGAGTTTATAACCAAATCTCTCGTAAGCCTTTTCCTGTGTCGGAAGCGAACTAAAAAGGTTGCGACATTCGATATTGTTCTCCTCCAACCGCTTCATCATGTCATCACGTTCTTCTCTGCTGTTTAATATCACAGGATAGGCATGTGGTGAAATAAAGACTCCCGGCATTTCACGACCGCCAAGGGCAATCCAGTTTTCACGCCGTTTCTGAATGTCATCATCAACGTTCTTTAGAGATTCAATACCAATGGCCGCTTGGAGCGATGTCATCTTTCCGTTAAAACCGATAACGTCAAAATGGAAGTCTCGTCCCGAACGCTTGCCGTGGTTACGGAGAGTCTTTGCCATCAGCGCGTAATCTTCCCTGTCCGTTACGATCATCCCGCCTTCCCCGGTGGTCATAGTGTGGGAAGGGAAGAAAGAGAATGTCCCCATTCTTCCAAAGGTTCCGCACTTGCGTTTGAGGATTTTAGAGCCCATCGCTTCACAGGAATCCTCAATGCAGTCGCGGTTTACAGACAACCTGGGTATACCAAGAAGATGAACAGGGAAATCGCAAAGCGTGTTTTCTCTCTCAAGCGGAGCCACGGTATCGTAAAATACCGGGGTCAACCCATTGTAAATGATTGAGTTTAAATGGGCGGCGAAGGTTAAGGCAGGGATCATAACCTCCGTCTTCAACGGAAAGAACTCTTTGAGGACAGCCATGGCGATAGTGTCCGCCATCGTGCCGGAACTTACGGCAACGGCGTATTTACTGCCAACCCATTCGGCAAATCGTTCCTCAAACTCTTCAATTAGAGGCCCCTGACCAATTCGTCCAGAATGTAAGACGTTTCGGACAGCACGAATCGTTGAGTCCCTAAGAGAAACTTCCGTTAAAGAAATTCTTTTCACTTATCCTCCTATTAGTGAATCCAAACGTCGGCCCGGACGGTCGCCGCCGCCGGATCGCTCAAAGCAGTAACACTATTGATCGGGTTGCACCGTTTAACAGTAACCGTATTGGCCGCGCTCACATAACCCCAAAAGATTTGATATGAATCTGATCCAGCCAACGCCGTCGGAATCCCCAATTCAACGGTATTGCCGTCAACCGCGCCCGTCACCGTAATCGTCAAAGCATCGCAAGTCCCAGCCGCAGTCGGACCAAAATCAAGGGAAGCGGTTGAGGATAGGTGTTTAGTAATTGCCGCCCCGTTGTTTATAGTTAACGTTGAAATGAGAACCGAGTTTGCGAATGTGGTAGATGCTCCATTCACCGTCATTGCCGTAAAAGGTGTGGTGGTCGTATTCGACGTAACTTGGAGAATAATCTTTGAACCAGTAGCCGAGTTCGTCCAGTTTTCATCCGCTTGAAATTGGATGTTAACTGGTGTATTGGTCGTGAACCCGTTTGGTTTGTATCCGTTTGAATAAATACCTACCAGCGTGTCACCAGATTTGATGCTTTCGGGGTCACGTTCGGTCCCACGAGAACGTCCAGAATAATATCCGGGCTTCGACGTAGAAGGCCCGGAATAGTTTACCCGCGTTTCCAGGTAGTCCGCATACACAGTAGAGGCCAAAAGGCCGACAAGCAAAAGCAGTTTCTTCATGTCAAATCTCCTTATTCGTTTTGGCCCCCAATCCCGCCCACCCTTTCGGATGGGCAGGGAGGAGGCCAATGCTTAGAGCAGTTCTTGAGTGTAGAGAATCACGCCAGCAGACGGGTTCAAGCAAGCCGCCGCCGCAGTGATCTTGTAGCTCAAGGACGAAACGGTGTTGTAGATGTTGTTGGAATCAGCACCGCTGACCAAGAACATTTCCAACCCGTTCAACGCTTCCGTAATACCAAAGGCATCCTGGCCGCAGATGAACGACAAGTTCACCGAGTGCGCCGCAACCGCATAGCGAGGGCACAGGTTGGACGTAACCCAGTCCACACCATCGGTGTAACCGACCTGGCCGATCCACATCGTTTCCTTGGCAAAACCACCATAGGCGTTCCATTGGGTCCAGTTGGGGTCACGTTTCAGCACATGGATGAAGTTCGTGTGCGCGTAACCGAAGAACCGACCGTTCGCAAAGGGTTTCGCGTTTTTAACACGCAAAACGCGGGTCGCCTTGCGAATGGAGTTCATCGACGCAACAGCGGAAACCGACGGAGCGGTTTTGCTATACGCCGACAGACGGCCACAGGAGCCGCCAAACACGGCGGGGAACTGGAACTGACGGTTCGTGACGTTGCTCGTCCCGGTGTTGGCGCAGAACGAAGACGCCAACGAAGACATGACCGAGGACAAAACAAGCGTAGTGGAGCTGTTCTGCGTGAAGTAGACAGATTTGAAAATCCCGGTGTGGCAGATTTGTTCAAAAGTCTCTTTCGCAGAATCTCGAAGACGCTGTTGCGCCCCGGCTTGGGTGTCCAAGACGTTCATGTATTCGGCAAGGTCGGTGATGGTGATAGCGCGACCGTATTGAGCGATGGTCGCGGTGACTTTGCGGGACGAAAGCGCGACGGCGACGTTGGACCCGCCTTCGGCCAGAGTCGAAGAAGCACCCGCCAAACGGTTCCAGGCGTTCCACGTCACGATGTTGCCATACCCCTTCGGAAGCGGCGTTTTCATCGCCACGTCATAAAGAGGAGTGTTGTTGATAAGGGTGATGAGAGCCTTGTCAACAAAATAACCCTGCAACTGGTTATTGTTGGTTGTATGAGTCGTATTAGCCATTTAATTTCTCTTCTGCGCTAATTTAAAACACCTATTGTTGGAATCTTCCTTTATAGGCCGCGTCCATCTTTGCTTCCAATTCCCCTGCGAGTTTGTAGTCCTTGTTTCGGATCGCCGCGTTCAGGGCTTGGCTTAATTCATTCAGTTGTTGGTCAGGGCTTACAGGTGGAACAGGACTCGGTGGAGGGACAGCCCTCGAAGCACCCAAAATGGGCGTTTTTGGACCGACTTGCGCGACAGGCGGTTGCTGTCCCGGCACATCAATGAATCGAAGAGCGTCTTTATAGGGCGTCGTGCTTTGTCGCAACCATGGACGGTCTCTGAAAGCTTGTTCAAACCGACCAAGACCTTCGGAAACAATCCAATCATGACCGTCTCGGACCAGGCTATCCAACTCTTTTAATTCATTGGTTTCCGCCCGTTCTTCGACGATGTTTTGAATCGCCCCACGGTAAGGTTCGGTTTCTTGCCTTGCGATGAGACGATTGATTGCGATCATCCCCTCAATAGGGTCTTTCTCGATCTCTTCCGCCAGCTTTTGCTTTACTTCGGGGGTCAATTTACCACCCTTAAGAAGTTCGGCAAAAGACGTTTCCGCCTCCGCCTTTGACTTCTCTTGGTTGAGTGCCGCCCCGGATTGACGGAATTTCTCTCGAAGTTCCTTATTGAGTTTCAGCAGTTTCGCTTCACGATCTTCAATTCCTTTGCGTAGGTGTTCGTTGGATTTTTGGAGTTTTTCCTCATCCAACTTTCCATCCTTGTCCTTGAACTGTTGCGGAACCTCAACCGTGGTCGCTTCCGCCGGAGTAGCGGGAGGAGGGGTCGGAGTCTGCAACTGACCAACTTCTGCGGGAGTCGCCGTCGGTTCGGGAGCGGGCGGTGGAGTAGGAGCCGCCGTGGTCGGATTTTCAAATTCTTTAATCCGGGCCTCGATGTCCTTTAAACTTCCGCCCTGGTTTGGGAACTGAATGGCGTTAGTCCCTAATGTAGGATTCATAGTTTCTCCTTGCTAGAGGTTGGTCCGTTTGGAGTCCTCTAGGTTTAACTGCTCTAACTTTGTCTTTACTTCCTCGATCATCAGTCTCTTCCCTGTATTGATCGAAAACTTGTTTTTAGGCGCATCGTCCATAATCAGATGGTCGTGCGCCACGATTAGGTCGTCCCTTTGTTCATCCAACCAACGCATCATTTCGGCGTATAGGTTCAAGAAGGCATCCCCATAGCCGACGTGCTTGAGGGCGGAGCAACCTCACCCGTCTGGCTTTGGCTGGCCTTAGAAATTGACGGCACTCCCTGCCCCATACCTAGCGGTGTCGGGATCGGACCCTGTGGCAACGCCTTAATCAATTCGTCCACTTCGGCTTGCGTAAACTCGTTGTAATGCCCCAATTTCTTCAATAGCGGTTTCGGGTCCCATCCAGGAATAAGAGAGGCAAACAATTGCCCCATGCTGGCAAGCGATTGCGCTTTTTGACTCTTGTTTTCCATTCCAAATATATCCGCCGGAACCACGTCATACATATCCGTCATTTCGTGTGGAGGAATGACCTTGTAAAGTTGCCATCGTGGCATCCATTGATCGGGCATAAACTCCACAGGCACTTCACCAAGGACACGGCGAATACGTTCCGGGGAAGAATTTTGGTAACTTAATTCCATAATCTTTAAAATCGCCTTCTTAAGCGTCAGGCCCATAAGGAAGGCATAAACGGAGAATCGGTCGTAAGCCGCTTGGCGGGCAAGTTCCATTCCGCCCAAGGTGTCGTTGCTCCCGGCGGGGGCACCACTCGTCGCCACACGGTTCGCCGCCGTCGTGTTTTCAATTTGTCGCTCAATCTCCACCGTCTCTTTGTATCCGCCAATATCAATCGGCGGAATTTCTAGAGGGAATACCCCCTGGTTGGCGTTGGTGACTTCGGTTCCTTTTAAACGAATGACAGCCCCAGGCATAGATCGCACTTCGTTGGGGTCTCGCAGAAATTTCTCGACCACAACAAGAATTTTGTTCATCGTCAGATTGACGTTATCCACCCGAAGGTTTCTAATCTCATTTCCTTCTTCTTGCAAGCCTTCAATCAACTGGCAAATTCCTTTCCCGTAGGTATAGCCAGTTGGGATATAATCAAACTTGACAAACGGGGTCTGCATTGACGGATAAGGATTCTCTTCGCTGGCAAGGTAATAGTCACCAGTCGCTACCATAATCTTGCCTTCAACCATTTCGTTCGCCTTTTTTTTGTTCTCTTCCCCTTCTTCGCTCATTTCCAGGTCAATCCACTTACGAGGGATCGGACCCCAAAACTCGAAGACGGTGTGGTTCTTGTTGTAGTCTGGCCGCGCCAAGAGAGGGTCGGTTTCCCCAACGGCGTATTTGGAAGGGGCTAAATCAAGCTCAAAAGTGTCGGGTTCCACCATCATCAGCAGTTCTTCCACCGACTTCGGATCGACCAAAGGCTTTCCATCGGCGTTCTTTTGTTTCGACAAAGCCAATAATTCGTTGTATGTGATTTTCTGTCTATGAAGTATACGGGACAAATCTTTAGAGTTCGGTTCAAGGAAAATATCGCGGATGTGGACATTTTCGGCATGGCATCGATCTACCGCCAATACGGTTTCCGTCTTTTGCTCAAAACCGACGACTTCCGATGGGCTACGCATTTCCCCACGTAGGATTGATCGGGCGGTCCCGGCAAACCCAAGACGCACGGGCTTCATAACGCGCCGATTCTCTTCCTTCTTTTCCCAATAAAACTTCATAAAACCGGAGCCGAAGATTCCGCACTCTTTAAGAGTTTTGTAGAACTCCATCTGGAAATCACATTTGTCCAGCTCAAACGAAAGCACATCGGTTTGCAGTTCGGCCTGCAGTTCATCACCAAACTCACGCGGACGGAAAGAAAGAGACTGTCTCTTCCCCATCAAAATCTTAAATAACGCAGACGTAATGACTTCCACGTTTGTGACTGAATACGGAATAAACATCGTCGATTGCCAGGGTTCTTTCTTCGCAACAATCGCCGGATCATAGATGTTGTTGTAGTTCCTTTCCCAACGATCCCATTTGTTGTGGTATCCCGTTGACCCGTTGGCCCGCCAATCGTAAGACGTTTTATAAAACGACTTTACGTAAGCAACGGCTTCCTTTTTATGCGTTTCTTTCCAGTCAATCTTGTAGGTTTCGTCCATCCGCGTTTCCTTCAAAAAGTTTTATGTTTCGTAGCGTGAACTCGTCCCCAGTTTGAGCTTGTAACATTTTTGTAACAGGCAAAACGCATGTCCCCCCGACCTTGCCGTTAGGAAAAATCAGGTTTTCTCGTTGATAAGGGGTTCCGAAATACCCGTCGTTGTAGCTGTTTGTCCACTTCTGGACGATGGATCGGTCAACCCCAAACTTCTTGCAAATCTTGTCCGCGTTCTCATACCACGCCAAAGTGTTTGCGTATCTCGAAAGACACAGAAGTTTCGCCAACTCGGTTTCTTCCGGGGAAGTCCAAAGTTCACAGGGAATCCCAGAGTTGGTCAAATGCGAAAGGACCGCGCCGTGGTCCCCAAAACCAGCGACGGGCATCTTGAACTTCCGAAGTCCGCCTTCGAGGTCCGAGTGTTGACCACGGACGGGAGCGTGAAAGATATCTTTTTCACGTATTGATCGGGTTGTTCCAACCGGGATCGTTGAATGAAGGATCGTTACGATCGGTTGAAAATACATGATTGAATCAATAACTTCCCTGACAAATACATCGGAATACGGAATTGAAACGTGGAGAATACAGCGAGTGATATTATGGGTTTCGGACAATTTCTTATCTTGAATAAACACATCGTTGTCCTTCGCCAACACCGTGACTAAAGCACGACCCACAGACCCCATCCCTCCGAGGACAACGACTTTAGCCACGGTTCTTCTCCTTGCTCAAATAAAAATAAACCTATCAGCCTTTCTGCATCGGGCTCTTCGTCCACTTTTTGCTGACGTGCCGACACTGCGCCATGTATTCGCTCGTATGCTGTTTGGCCGGGCCATGCCCACCCATAATGGGAGACTTCGACCCAGTGCCGGAAGGGTAGTGGTAAGCGGCGTAATGCTCGGAGGATTTCTCGGCAGACAATTTCTTTCCGACTTTGTTGGTTTTTCCGTTGAACTTTCCTTCTTTGCTTTCCATAGCCATGTTATTCTCCTTCGCCCCGTTATCGTCCAAGAGCGTAAATCGGTTTACGTTCTGGAATAAAAATAGGTGAATCCACGTGAAGCCCCGCCATGCAAGCGTAACGCACAACGTCAAAATGGTCTTTGTAAGGGCTAAGAGCGTCCGGCTTCAAACTAATGGGGTCTCGGCTCCAACGCTCTAAACTTCGGATAATGTTTCGGCAATTTGATTTGACTTGAAGAAGAGGGAAGTTTACGGAATCCATCGGTCGGTCGTCTTTAAACTTTAGATAGTCTTTCATCTTCTGAATCCCCACATCCACTTCGTTCTCGCAGTTGTAGGAATCCATAAATTCCAGCCCGAACTTCTCTTCCAGGTCTTGTTTAAGTGTCGTCCCGTAATCGTTGCGTGAATTGGCAAAATGTCTGTCAATAATTCGATAGGCAACAGGTCCATTCTCAAATTCGTCGCGCCGGATAATGTCGGCATAGTCCTTAATGCTTAATGCCGATTCCCGGCACCGCAACCAGTCAGCTTCTGGATACTCTTTATCGAAAACAATCTGACCTCTAATATCAACCCATCCCCATCCGATTGCCCACGGCTTCCCTCGGGCTGGGTCTACCACCATAAATCGTTGCGCCCCGGCGGGCATGGTCTTGTTTTCGGGGGCAATATGAAATTCCCGTTTAAAGGCTTTCCCAAGGATAACCGAAGAAAGATGCATGGCCTTGCCGTGGACGCGGGCGTCAATTTCGTCCGGGTCCATATTCTTAATCATGTTTTCAATGTGGGAGTGTTCGAGGGTTCCGCGTATACCGTGGGTCTTACAGTTGTCTTCCATGTCGGCGTAGACTAGGCCGCATTGGTTTGTGTGGGAATCTATCAGTTCATCCATGATCCACGCACTTTGCGTAAGCGGTGTCATAAAAATCCCGAGAACCCCGCCCTTACGCAGACGCGCCACGCTTGCCATGTATTTGTCTTTGGGAGGAGGTTCGTCAAAGAAAATACCTCCTAGCGTGGCGGACTCCCATTCCTTCGTATCTTGCTCGTAGCTCATTTTGTCAATGACCCACCCGTTGTCCGTCACATACTGGCTGATATAGGGCAACCCGCCTTTAATCCCCTGATACCGACCTTTGGGCCACCACTCTTTAATCGCCAGGTCTACCGCCCCGGTTTCCTTCACATTTCCCGATTCCGTCCCGATCCGAAGGCGTTTCGGGAACCGCCATGACTTAAACAAATCGCTCTCAAACCATTCCGTCTGCGGTCCCCAGATGATGTTCGCCATCACGTTCACCATCAGGTAGGTCTTCCCGGCCCCGTTCCCGCCGCTGAAGATACTGACCATGTTCTTGTCGAACATCCGAATGGCCTGTTCTTGTTTCCCATTCGGCACAAAAAAACGGCACTTCTCTTCTTCTTTACGCCTGGCCAACTCTCTTAAAATGTCATCTTGCGACGGCAAGTTGTGTCCTCTCGTAATCCTCTATGACCGTCTCGATCCCATCTTGAATCCTGACACGCTCTTCCCATCCGTAAAAATGGGCCAGGCTTCCGTCAATCTCCCGGCTCCATTGGCCGTCCGGGTTCGTCTTGTCCCACAAGATTTCCCCTTGATACCCGACCTTATCGGATATAAGTTCCGCCAACTCGGAAATCTTTGTCCTCGTTGACGAAACGACGTTTATCACGTTTTCAATCATCTTCTTTTCAAGGAACATCTCAACCGCCCTCGCCGCGTCCTCAACAAAAAGGAATCTACGCGAAGACTCCCCAGTCCCCCAAAGTGTAACAGATTTGTAACGTTTTTCACGGGCTTCGACGAAAAGCCTTACCAACCCCGGAATGACATGGCTCCTGTTTTTGTCGTAAGTCGCACCGGGGCCATAGATGTTCGCAACGCATAGCGTCAAATGATCTATCCCGTATTGATTCTTATAGGACTCGCAAGCCTCCATCACCATTCGCTTTGCCAACCCATAAGGAGCGTGTGTCCAATGCGGCTTTCCGTTCCAAAGGTCTCGTTCCTTCATGGCGTTTAATGTGTGTTCCGGGTCAGGATAAGAACAGTTTGTCCCAATGTTAATAATCCTCTTTACCCCCGCCTCCGCCATCCCCTGCAAAAGATTCATTCCCATTAAAAGGTTCTCCCGCAAAAACGTCGCCGGAGACTCGATGTTGGCCTTCACCCCCCCCACCGTCCCCGCACAATGAACCACAACATCAGGATTCACCAAATACAGTTTCTTAATGACCTTGTGCGGATCGTCCACCAAATCAAAGTCTTTGCTACCGAAACTGAATACTTTATGATTGGACGCTTCCAACCGGTTCCTGACAGCCCTTCCCAACATCCCCGTCCCACCCGTCAGAAACACCTTCATCGTGCCGCCTCTACCATCTCGTCCACCAACTGATCAAACGTCGTCTCCGCCTCCCACCCCAACACCCGCTTCGCCCTCCGCGTATCCGCCTTCAATACGGGAACCTCCCCGTCACGTTTTTGGGAAGGGTCAAACTCAATGGATTTGTCAAAGTCCAACCCGAGTCTCTTGCACACCGCCACCGCAAAGTCTTTCACCGTCCGCGTCTCCCCCGTCCCAATCAAAATGTCCAATGGTTCCCTCTGCGTCAACATCCACATCGCCTTCACGTAATCACGCGCATGACCCCAGTCCCTTTGCGCATCCAAGTTCCCCAAACGAACCACTTTCTTCTCCCCTCTCTTTACCGCCAACAACCCCTTTACAATCTTCTGCGTCACGAACTCGCTCCCACGCCTCGGACTCTCGTGGTTAAAAAGAATCCCACAGGAAATGCTCATTCCGTAAACTTTCCGGTAATACTTGGCCGCGTAATGCGCCGCCACCTTCGCCACCCCATACGGACTCACGGGCCGAAACGGCGTCCCGTCGTCTTGCACCTCATACCCACAATCCCCAAACATCTCACTACTACTCGCCTGATACACCCTCGCCATCGGCTGATACCGCTTCACCGCCTCAAACACCCTCATCGCCCCATTCGCCACCGTCTCCATCGTATACTCCGGCATCTGGTAACTCATACCCACAAAACTCATCCCCGCCAAGTTATACACCTCGTCCGGCTCACTCCCCCTCACCAAATTGTTTAAACTCACCGAATCCGTCAAATCCCCAGGCACCAAAGTCACTTTGTCCAATATCCCCTTGATCCTCCAAGTATTCGGCTCGCTCACCCTGCGGATTAACCCAAATACCTCATACCCCTTCTCTAAAAGAAGTTCAGCAAGGTAACTCCCATCCTGACCCGTTATCCCTGTGATGAGTGCCCGCCTACTCATTTCGCTTCACCTGGCCCATCCTCCTTCGTTTGCGGTGCCTCCGTAACGTCCTTTACTAAAATAATCCCCAACTCCTTCTTCCTCTCCGTTGACAACCCCTCCAACATGCTCTTCATCAACTCCGCATTCGTCTTCCCATCATAATGCCGATTGACCTCCACACTCACCCCACCCTTCTGCACCCACCCCTCAAACCTCTGATAATACAGCTCCGCTGCCTTCAAATCCCCCTTGAGTGCCTTCTTTATCACCGCCATGTCCACGTGCGGACTAAAATACCAATACCGCCTCCGATACTCCTCCACCCTCCCCTTCCAATCTACCTCCTTCTTCCACCGACTTATCGTCGCCGGATCAACCCCCATCACCTCCGCTTGCTCCCTCCCATTCTTCAAAAAGAACGTCTCGTCTTCCAAATTCTTTACGTAATCATCTATCGTTGCCCTCTTAGATGCATCCAATTCGTTCTTTTCAGATTCACTCATTTGTTACACCATTTTAAACATTCACCAAAACTGCGCCGGTTTCAACGCTTTTCGTCATTTTGCACAGGAACAGCGTATAACACTCTTGAAAAAGTTTGCGGATTGGGAAGGGTGGGTATGGGTTCTTACTATAGCTACGGATGGGACCGTCGCTTTCACCCCTACCCCTGGGGGCTATACATTCGTATAGTTTACTTCCGATAACATAGATTATGTTAAATTTAGAAATTAGATAATGCTTGATAATCATACGTTTTCTTATTTGGGGCATTTGGAGGGCTTGGAGCGGGCCATATTCCGTTTACAAGTTTGTTTCACGTGGAACATTCCGAAATTGCCTTGCTTAAAGCGTGGGTATTCCCCAAAACATCCAATATCTTCTGGGTATTCCCCAAAACAAACAGGGCAGTTCTTAACCTTATAGTGGCATTCATTAGATTTAAACCAGTTGTTGTATTTTAGGGTAGTTCCCTTCTGTTCCTTCACCTTTGCGCGTTTTTGGGTATTGTTGGTCATTGTGGGCTATTTGGGCTATTGTGGCTATTGGGGACAGGGTCTAGGGGAATGTCTTCAAGTTCAGACAATGTGCCTTTCGGGGCCTCTACCTTTTGCGCGTTTTTGGGATCAGTGACAACTAGCTTTTGTCCCAGCTTATCAGCGAGCGCGTGGATCATGGCCACAAAACATTCGGCATTGTTCCCAAAATTTCCTGGTCCGTTTCGTAGTTCTGTCCACCACTTGCGATATTGGACAGGGACGCCGGTGATGGCGACGACTGTAACCATTCCTTCGTCCTTTAACTTTTTGCGGGTTTTCGCTGAATAGGAAATCTTAACTTTGCGGTAGCTGTGGGCTTGCTCTGCTCTTGACAGTTGGGGCATTGGGCTGGTGGGCATTTCGTCCATGCAAAAATCAAAACATAATTGTAAACGAATTGCAACTCTTTTGTGGTTTAACTTTTGCGGATTTTCGACGGAAGAAATAAATCCGTTTACATTTGCGTTACCAGTTTTGCGCGTTTTTGAATCTTTGCACTTGATAATATGCCATAAGTCATGTATGTTCTAGGTGTAGTAGATGACGCAACAAAAAAAACTTGGGAGGTTTCACAATGAAAAGCGCATTTGATTTTAACCATGTAAAATCGGTGAAAGCGTGGGCCTTGACATTTAAGGGGGAAATGGCGGGCCGAATTGTTGCCAATTATTCCGACAATCCGGCGGGCTCCGTTTGCGTGGCCTCTGCCGGATTTTGGGGTGGACCATTCAAAGACAAAGAACATTCGACGGGCCGGGCTGGCGGTTATGGTTATGACAAATTTTCCGCCGCCGTTTCTGAAGCTCTGCATAAAATTGGCGTTGTCAATGAATTGGACGGGCGCGGGGACTCTTCCGTCAAAAACTTCTTAGAAGCCAAAGGATACAAAGTCCTAGAAGTCATCTAATCGTGACGGGAGCGGCAGATCATCGCCGCTCTAAACGACAAGCCCGGTCCGAAGTCCGGGCAAATAAAGGGGGAACAAATGAAAACAGGGAAAACCGAAACGAAAAACACG